TTTTTTACAAAAATACCATGTCTTACCAGTGTTTGAAGTAAAGCCTAATTTTTTCATTTCGTCATCAGACAATATATTTGCTTTTATATTCGCATTCATATATTTATTAATTAATGGCACATCATAATTTATTAATCCCATTTCTTACTCCTCTTTCTTTTATCAATAAATGATCAAATCGATCAAATTTACTAATTTTCTTTTCATATATATCTAGGTCGTTCGGAATATATTTCTTCACAAAAGGCAATATTTTTATTACATCGTTTTTCGTAAATGAAATTACATCGTTTTTTATTTCGTGAGCTTCTGTACCAAACTCAGTATTGAATTTATTAATTAATTGTTTTCTATCCTCAATACTAATACTATTGACTGCTAAATACCAACAACTCGGTTTAGTCCAACCATCGTCTAATAAATATAGTATTAATCCAAATTTATTAATTTTTTCTATTACAGTTGTATGTTTCATATTTTTGAATTCTAATAATGAAGGTGTATTAATTGTTTGAAAACCATAAATATCATTACGTTTATCAATTATTTTAAATCCACAATTGGTTATATAAGGCTTTAAAATATCATATTTAAATTTGCAATAATTTATTTCAGTTTTTGCATGTCCTTCCCTGTAATAACAATTTCGACCATTTTGTTTTATATTACCATCACCTAAAATACCTGATAAAATAACTTGCTCTTGTTTTTTATTAAATTTAATTTTAGGATTTAACATTTTACCTATTACAGCCCTGTTTAAATTGTAAACTCTATTAATAGATATTTTTAAATCTTTTGCTATTTCTTTGGCAGTCTTTATACCATAAAATTTATTGATATAAGCCACTTCTACTTCTGTTGGTGCTATTTCTATATTGACACCATTTTTATTAATTACCTATAAAACTCCTTTTTCATTTTTTTTATTTATGCTTGACTCTTTCTTTTATCTCTGATTGTTTTGCATTATTAAAATTGTCAATATTTCCCAAATATCCAGTCACTCTTCTGATCCTATCAAACTTGACTGGCTTAACAGTATAAAACAAATCCACGTCTTTACCATCTTCTGTTAATTTAATCTCAATATCTGTTATAGTTGAACTGTCTTTTTTATGCTTATCGAGTATGTAATCTATATAATATTTCACTTCTTCTGTATGCATATCGCTAGGTGCGATAATATTAACTCCATTTATATTCATTTAAATCTCCTTTTCTTCCTTATCTAATCTTATTGTTACCACCTTGAAACCTTCTGTTGCTTCAGGGTCTTCAATCACATATTCAATCACTCTAGATCTATTGCTTCTAGTTGGTTTACTAGTCGGTGACAATGCAATAATCCGAGAACCGTTTTTGAAGTGTATTGAATCATCTTCAATAGATTTAATTTCTTTTTGCAATAGATTGTTTTTATTAATAAGAAAATTTTTACTTATTCTTTTGATTTTATATCTGTCGCCATTACCACATAATAAAATTTTGGTATTTGGATATAAAATACATTTATTTAATAAAGTGATATCAGACATATATACATTCCCAAAGCGATTATTAAAATAAATAATTTCATTGCTTTTTGTCATTACATTCAACATCAATTTTTGCCAGTTGTTCAGTTTACAACCTAATACTTTCTCTGCAAATTTAATAGGATGATTCTTGTAATATTCAATTTTAATATCACTCCTACATATATATTTATCTTCGACTCCATGCCCACAACATGCTGATTTTGCTCCATTTATATATCCTATACAACTATCATAACCTTCTTTAGTTGGAAAATTTCCACACTTCTTACATGGTCTTTTATCATTGTATTCCTCATTATTATCACAATAATACCATCTATTATTTTTATAATAGATTTTATGTCCTCGTGAATAAGATGTTGTCAATTTATCACTCCTTGCTTCCTTTTTGAAAATTATGATTAAAAATTTTCATATTAAAATTGGGCTGTTCTATTTTAATGAATTTACCGTTACTTATCCTTTTTTCAAATACCAAATCTATATCTTTTGGATAAGGCAATCTATTATATTTTGAATAACTTTTTAAGATTTTTTTAGATTTTTTATTGAGTGGAATGATGTATCTAAACATCAACCCATTAATTTTATCAATACCTTTGTATTTACAAAAATTATCAGTAAGCCAAAATATTTTTTCTTTATTTTCATACATAGCGTTTTCTATACACAACTGTTTTGCGCTTCTTGGATGAATTTTTTCACCTGTTGCATTATCCATATAAACACTTGTTTTGAATTTTCCTATGTACTGAAAATTGCTCGCTTGATAAACATAACCACACTTCCCCATAATTCCATCAGCTAAAGTATATAGAAACAAACAGTCGGTGTTAGTCCTCATCCATTTAACTAGTAATGAAAGAACCATACTTCCGAAATTTTTAGTATTGTTTTTTTCTGGTAAAAAACACATCTTGCCTATTTCTAGATAGTCTTCACTTTTTAATTTATGATTATAAAATATTTTTTGTATCGTTTGCAATGGTTGTGTTCCCCAACCCAACGTGACAACTCCACACAATATTGTATCCTCATAAAAACCAAGATAATGTTTAGATAATCTAGGCATTATTTGTGAATAATGATATCTTTGTACAAAATCAACCGCCTCTTGTTTATTAAGGCTTTTAATTTTGATTGGTTCCATTAAACCCGCCATGATAATCGTAACATTCTGAACACATAGTCTTATTGTCTAATTCAAAAGAATATCCATCAATTAACTTCCAACAACTTTCACATACTTTTTTAGATACTGCTTCTGTTTCTTCTTTTGTATTTATTACATGTTCTTCGACTTCATTAATATTTAAAAAGCTAAAAATATGTGCTATTACATCTACTGTCCAACCATTACCCAACATTTTATATCTTTGTGTATTTGAGACGCCATATGTATAATCATCAGGTAGCGTTTGTAATCTTTCACATTCAATAGGTGTTAACTTTCTGATATAACCCTCTATTAAAATTCCGTGTTTATCTTGAGCTGTTAAGGTGTAAAATTTTTTACCTTCGCTAAATCGTTGCCCGTTTTGCCTTTTGTTCACCCTATCAGGAGTAATACATCCAAAAAGATATTGACCCATTTTAGCAGCACCGCCACCAGCACCGCCACCAGCTTCGCCACATAGGGCAACTGCTTTGTTGTGGATATAATAAACTCTGTTAGCCTGACTGTCTTGTCTGAAATAGCCTACCTTCCCTCTTGCTACTTCTTTATCTAGAATCTGCAATGTTTTATCGAAAGGAACAATATATTCACTAAGAGGTATTGCTATTTTTTGTCCTTCTCCTTTATTGGTAGTTAGAGTGTCGCTTTTGTGTGATCCGACACTTTTAACTCTACCATTCATACCTCTACCACTAGGATGTACATTAAATGGTTCTATATCAAAAAGTAATTCATCAAATTTTTCGTGTACGATATCTTTTAATAAAATTCCTCTGTCTTCTGGCTGTATAACATTTGGAATATTAGTCCAATAAAGACGTTTTCTGTTTTGCGCTGAGAGTAAACTAGAATTGATTTCTATAGGTTTCACACCTAGATAACCACTTATAATATCTTGATATTCTTTTTTCATTTTTACATTTTCTAATAAGAAATATTTAGGTTTATAGTGATTTAATATATCCACGAATTCAAAAAACAATTTACTTCTTTGGTCATTAAAATTTAATTGCTTCCCTGCAAAACTAAACCCTTGACACGGGCTACCGCCTATTAATAAATCAATTTTGGGTAGTTCCCAATTCCTCCACTCCTTAACATCTCCAAGTTGGATTGTATTGGAGTAATTCTTTTGTGCTATTTTAATAGCATTTTTATCAATTTCACTAGCATAATATCTCTTTATGTTTATTCCCGCTCTTTCAAGAGCCATTCTGCCTGAAGATATTCCATCAAACAAACTTAATACATTAAATTCTTTATTCAATCAATTAACCTATAACCGAGTGCGCACTCATTTTACCTAGGATTAGTTGATTACCTTTCTTTATTTTTTTTATAATTTAAAATTTATCAATCAAATGTCTATTTTATCTTTTTATATTTCCTTTTTTTCAATCAACGCTCAAATCCTATATTTGCGCCCTGTCCTAGCTTCTAACTCGCTTTCCGTTTCGTTATGACTATTTAAACCACATTTAGGACAAATAGCGTTTGGAATAACGTTATCATGGTAATTTTTATCATCATACCCCCATTGTTTAAATTCATAATTGCAATGTTCGCATTGGAATATTGCTTTAAAATCAAATCTATTTCTATATGTAATTTCTTTTATTTTCATTCTTCTACCTTTTTAATCTAGCTCCACAACTATATTTAAATCTTTATATTTATCGAGGTAAAACTCTTCTACGTTTGCGAACGAATTCCACTCTCCTTCTTCTGTCACAATAGTTGCTTCAACACATATTCCTCCGTCTTCTAACTCTTCATCTGTTAATGTATTTAATAATTCTTTAAGTGCTTTTAAATCATTCATTTAACTTCGCCCCGTAGCTTTTGAATTAATTAATTGCATGTATGTTTTTGGTTTAGGACATTCTTCTAATGGTCTACCTTTTTGACTGTCAAGTTTATATTCTAAGCTACAATAATACCAATAC